ATCCGCCCCGAGCGATCCGCCGGGACAGAGGTCACGGCCGGGTCGGCGTCCAGCCGGTCGCGCCACTCGCGATCCATGCGCTCGGCACATTTGCCTATCTTGTTCTGGCTCGGCCCCTCGCTGAACCATTTGATGATACCGTCCACGCCTTCCAGGGTGTCGAGAAGGCAGGCCATCTCATCGGCGGTGATATCCAAGACGACCTGCAAGGAGCCGTCAGGGTTTTCGGTGTGGTCGATATTCATTGTCATCTCCTATGCGAGCAGGCTGATCGTGATGTAGGTCTCGGTGCTGCCGGCGTAGCCGAAGATATCCCAAACGTCCGAGGCCTCGCCGGCACCGGCGAGGGTGACGGTCATGGTGTCGGTCGCGTCGGCGTCCACGATCGCGGATATCTGGAAAACACTCGTCGACGCCGGAAGGGCGTCGGCCGTGAACCGATACCAGTACCTGTTCGACGTCACCAGCGTCAGGGTCGCGTGCGTGCCGCTGTTGGTAATCCCAGAAACGCGCACCTGGACGGTCACGAGATATTGGCCATCAACCGGAAACGTCATCGTGTCGCCGGTAAAATCGTTGTTCTGATCCTTCAATTCCGAATTGAAATCGATGGTGGCGGTTGTCCCGTTCCCGGTGACATTGCTGTCCGTGACGGTATTGAAGGCGCTGACCATCGGCTGAAGGGGCATTTGAATGGCGCCGATCGGGTCAAGCTCGATCGCCAAGGCGCCGGCCACGGCAAGGCCCCAATTGTTGGCGCCGATCCTGTAAATTCCGTTATCTAGGTCGTCCTTGAACGCCCAGCCGGGCGCCCCAGCCGATCCATCCGAAGTGCCCCCAGCGCCCGTGAGCGTCAGCCCGGTGAATGTTGGGCTATCCCCAGTGCCGACACCGATCGAGGTTCGGAGCGTGGCGCCGCTCTCCACTGTCGGGTCTGTTGTGCCGTCGCCAACGATCATCTCACCGTCAGCTAGGACTGGCATTGCTGTGATCGCGCCCGCGCCTGACCCGAGAAGAATGCCACCATCGGTGAGTGTCGAAGCCCCTGTGCCACCGTCTGTTACTGGAACAGTCGTTCCACCAGCGCGATAAGCAATATTCCCCTCGATGTTAATGTCGCCAGCCGAGGCCCTCGTGAGCGTCGTATCGGTCGCGTGACCAAGCTCGATGCCCGTGAGTTGGGGGCTATCGCCCGTACCAACGCCGATCGATGTGCGGAGTGTCGAACCGCTTTCATAAGCAAACGCTCCCGCTCCTGTCGCTACGATGATCTCACCATCGGCAGAAGCGGCACCGAGAGTATTTAAGTCCGGCCCGATAGCTCCCATAATCGATGTGCGGAGTGTGTCACCGCTCTCCAGCGCCGGATCGGTAGTGCCATCGCCAACCAGCATTTCACCATCGGCGAGGACTGCCGTTGCTGTGATCGCGCCCGCGCCTGACCCGAGAAGAATGCCACCATCGGTGAATGACGATGCCCCCGTGCCACCGTTCGCAACGGTCAAGTCGGTCGTGAACGTGACTGCCCCTTCGACTTGGAGCGTGCCGTCCAATTGGGTGGCGCCAGCATCAACCCACAGCGCGTACCCGGTCGAAACCGTGACGTTTGTGCTGCCAACCGGAGCCCCTTGAATGTATAGCGTTGCCGCCTTCGTCATCGTCAGTGTGGCGTTCTCGTTCGTCCAGGTTGGGATACCCAAGAACGCCGCTGAGCCTATCGCTATGGTCTCAGAGGCATTATCAAAGTCAGTCGTCTGCGCCGGCATGTGCCATTGGGAGCCGACCGACGTTATGTGCGTGCGCTGCGTGAGGTTATTGAGGGTGAACGCCGCGCCATCGACATTCGCACCGCCCCACGAGAACGCATCCTGGCCGGCGTCCAGGACCATCATGTTACTGTTGTTGGCTCCCTCGAATCGACTGTCGTTGTCATCTCCGTTCTCGTTGACCGTGATGCCAGCAAATAACTTTGTGAGGGTAAGGCTCTTGGATGTTCCGGCGTCGTTAACTTCCAATTGCATGGCCGCAACGGCGGAAGCCGCTGCGGTAAGGTCGGAGATTTTTTTATTGGCCATTACGCTGCCAACCTTCTCATGCTGTAATACAAGTGCAGCCCATGTATTTTATGGGCGTTGTCGTATGTCCCGGCGGACAGGCCCTTCACCGAAACATTCTTGCCATAACCATCAATCGGTGCCTCCGCAAGGCCCTCAACCGGCTTCGTGAACGCGAAATCGGCCCATTCGTTTTCTTCCCAAAAGCCGCCGCTGCTTTCGACAGTAAAACTTTCCGTCTCCATGGCCGGCTGGTCCGTATGACCATAATCGAATTCGGCCGTAATATCCAGGGCCGCACTATCGTCAGCGTCCACTTCCAACACCGCCTTAAACCATTGCTTATTCCGTGTGGGGCTCCCAACATGATTGAACGGGAATCTAATGTACGCCGTAATTTCAGCCCCGTCGTGATTGGGGCCAGCATCGATTTCGTAAACGTATCCATCGGTCGAGCCGAAGAATAAAATCTCATCGCCTTGCCTGTCTTCACCAGAACATGTGCAATGAACAACAAGCGGCAGGGTGAATGTCATACACTCCGGCTTTTTCGGCCCGCGCCCAAAGTGAATGCTAATGCCCGTCCCGTCATCAAAGAATAGTCGGTACATGTCCTTTGATCGCGTCCTAAGCGATGCAATTGCCGCCACTGAATCATTACGCTTCCGCCGGAAAATAGGTTCAATTTTCTGTGACAGCGTGGCGAGTTTGAAATTCCCGTAATCCCGCGCGGTTGACAGCCGCCGGACCCCAATATCGTCCAGGAACATGATTGATCCCAGTTTGTCCATCGACCACTCGACAACACCCGATTCGTCGCTCCAATCAACAAGCTCCCAATTGTCGGTATCCTGCCCATACAGGATGGAAATCTTGTTTCGGCCTCCAATAACTAAAAATCCTTCAACGTCCGAATGAAGTCCAGTGATTTCTTCCCCGATGCCCATTTCTGACGCGCCGGTAACAAGGGTAAATTGATACGGAAGCCCAAGGCCGCTGTGCTGAAGTGATCCCCCGGTAAACGCCAAAAACAAGTGCTGCTTGTGAACCGCCAAATGAATTGGGGTGTCGCTAGTCATTCCGGTTTTAATTGGCACAAAAACATTGCCATCCCACTCAAATGCCATTGAAACGCCATCGCACCCATACATGCGTTCCGTTTCGGCATGTCCGCCAAAATTATGATTTTCAAAATCGAGCCGGCCGCTTGCCGTTTGTTCGGTGATCCGGGTGTCTCCGTCCTCTGTGATCCGGGTGTCTCCGGCTTCAGTGGTCCGAGAGTTAGCGCGCGTCGCGAGCGTGTTTGCTACACTGTCGGCGGCAATTGTCGCCAGATTCCCCGACGCCCCAACATCAATATCCTCGGCCTCAAAAGTCCCTGATTGACTGTCGAATATAAAGTAGCCGGCCGCGTCGCCGGCCGCCCATGACCCTGAGTGTAGCGCAACTCTTGTGGTCGTCGCTGTTGCGCCGCTTGTTGCCCCTGTTATAACATCCCCTTCGGAAATCTCCGTAGTGCCGCCGGATGTGAACTCAAGCCTTCGGCCTAGTGTTTGTAAAGTCCAGCCTGACGTAGTGCTTTTGTACATATCGACGAACGTGGCGGCGGCATTGTCGCGGAACACATACGTATCGCCTTTGTATGCCTTAATCCCTCGTATATTGCCGGAACCAGGGACCGCTCCAATGGCCGATCGTGCTGTCTCCATAGCGTCTTGAAGCCACGTATCGTCATTGGCGTCAGTTGCCGCGCCGCGTTTAACGGCGGTTCCGTCCATGACGGATTTGGTCACGCTCGCGACCTGCAGATTTTCGTCGTCGGCAAATGTCCTGGTGACATTAGTCAAAACGATATAGCCGTCCGCGTCACTCCCTCCATAGGAGCCGGACTCAACGACGGCATCAATCAGCGCCAATCCAGTGGCGCCTGACGTTTCGCCCGTGACTGTATCGCCCTCATTGACGGCCGCTGATCCTGCGTCGAAATTCAGAACCCAATATGAGGCTGTGGAAGGTTTTTGTTGGCCGTCAAATCGCTCATAGCCATCGACACGCTGATAGCCTCGCAAATGTGCTTCGTAATTATTCGCCGCGATTACCGCGCCATTCGGTATTTCAATGGCCGGGGTAATGAGGTCCAGGCCCCCTCCCGCTGCGAAAAACTTTGTTTCTTGCGCCATGCCGATCACGCGAGCGTCGCTGTGGAGGCTATGCTGATCTTAGGTAGCTGATCTCGTTCGAGCGCGAACCGCAATGGCTTATACAGCGCCTCGAAGTTTTTGGATTGTTCGCCCCCTTCGTCTGAGCCCGCAAGTTTCATCAGGGCCTTCCATACGATTACATTGTGGAACCGTGCTGGGCAATTTGGTGTATCACCATCCGCAGCTAGGGTCTCGTTGTCCTCGAAATACTCTCCATTAATAGTGTACACCGCATCGGGTTTTGGCCCAACGGCGAATTCTTCGGCCGGTGTGATGGTGTATTCAATAGGGCGACCGGAGTCTTGTGTCCCGCGCCCATATTTAATCCGCCATTCCTCCCATGTTATGAACTTCAACTCCCCCTCGTCTGAGACACCTGTGGCGGTCAGATACATCGTCACAGACAGGGGGTCAATTACCCAGCGCGAAAAATTAGTTAGGCTCCAATCAGAAGCACTGTACTTGAACGTGTCTGCAACGGTAACGTCGGAAAACTCCTTACGCATCCAAAGCCAAGTTGATTGGTCGTTCTGTATTTCGTCCCACGCATCGGCAACCCAGTTGACGATTTTTAGGAGCCGGCCCGTCTGCCCCGTGACGGCCGTTGGCAGGGCGCCAGATATAGTGCCGCTTTCCCGCGCCACTTTCTGGCAGATTTCGAGAAACGTCGCCATGGATATTCTCTACCCCATCTCTAACTTCGGCGCGTTAGGCGACGGCCTTCATCGGAGGGGCTTCGCCGTCGGGGTATTGCGCGAGATGTTCTTGTAGATTCCAGGGCTCCATTTCCTTGTCGGTTGGGAGCCGGACGACCTGGAACGGGAACGACGGCACGTCGCGCGATGCGATGTCGTGAGTGTTTTCGTCTTGCTCGCTAATGGTTGAGATAGCCGCTTTGAGGGCCAAGTAATACCTATAGGGCACATCGACTTCCTCGCCGCGCGGGATGAGCATCGGGACGTTGTTCACGCTGACAAAGACCGCGCGTTGGCCGCCTGGACCTTCGGCTTCATTCAGAAACATCCGAACCTTCGGGTCGGTTTTCGATGTCCCGCCATGTAAGGCCCGAACGTCGGCCTTTAAGCCCGGTGGGTCCGTATTTTTCTCGACGCTCACGACAGGCGTTTCGCGCTCACCGTAAAGGATAATGTGATCTTGGCGCCACACCTGTCGGATGCCGGCGCGGATTTTGCCGAGCGCGACTTTGTTGTCAAACTCCATGCCCAGGTTTTCGTTGGCAAACTTGAGAAGGTCGTCCTTGGTCGCCTCCTCGATTGGGACTTGCCGTGCTTCCATGACGGTCTCCTATTCTTGAATTTCGAGCGTCACGGTGAAAACCTCGGCGCTCGCAGGATTGTATGCCGCAACCGCCGTGAGAATCCCAAAAATTCGCCCATGCTGATCCTTGGAATGGAACGGTATTCCGCCCGACGGCTCAATGGTTGCATCACCTTCGTAGAACACGCCCCCGGCCAACACGATCCCCGTGGTGTTGAACACGACCTTCCCGATGTACGCGCCTACGTCCGCGATGGCCACGAATTCCGTGGAGGGCGCGGCATTATCGTCCGGGTCCGCTGCCGGCGTGTCCTGGTACAGATATATCGTGAACCCGTCGTTCGTCACGCCCGTATCATCTTTCCATAGGCGTGCTGAAATGATCTTGCCGGTTTTCCCTGCCGCCGCTAGGGCCGGCGGAAATTCCATAATGCAATCGCCGGCCGCCGACCCCGCCCCCATCGCGTCTTTGGCGGTATAATTGGTTGTGTTAGCGGGCCGCGTGAACGACGCCTGTCTAACACTTGTGCGAATTCGTTCCACTTCAATCTCCAATTATGCCGCTGCGACGCTAGTAGGGTGCCGGCCCGAAGGCCGGCGCCCTAAGTTATGCGTTGCTGGATGGGCGAGCGCCAGAGAAGTAAATGTAGTCAATGCTGAGGTCGGTAACGACCGGAGTCGCCGCCTCGCCGTCGATGGCGATGTACGGAATCAGCAAAGCCGTGGTGGCGACGGCGGAAGTGCGAGTGAGGCGTAGCACGCCGTTGATGTAGAACCGTGCGGTGCCGTCCGAGTCAACCTCAAGGCGGAGAACATCATAGGTGTCGATGGTTGGGCCGTCGGTGAGGGTTTCTTCGGCGCCGGAGTTGCCGATGGTGCCCGCGTTCTCCGATGCGGCGTGCCATAGTGTCCCGGCGGTCGCTTCTTCTGAATAGACAAACTCAACGGTGTTGGCGACGGTGAGGCCGCCGTCCGCGACCGTGCCAGCGGTGATGGTGTGAAGCAGATGCTCGTCGTCGGTGGCGAGTTTGTCGGAAAGCCCAAAACACGCCGTCACGCCGGTAATCTGATCAAATGACACGCGGCACTCAAAAACGGTCATACCCAAACTCACCAACGATCCCTTGGCTAACAGGATCAAACTCAGAACCGACCCGTCGTTGGTTGACCCGCCGTCGCCCGAGCCCATGTCAACTTTGCCTTCTGGGGCGGTTACGGTGGCCGCAGCCGTGGCGTCTCCGTCACTGCCTGCAAACACGATCCAGTTGTTCGTGTCGTCGATCGCTGCGTCGAGGAAATCATCGAAAATCTCGAAGTCGGCTTTCGATCTGGCGCCCATCGCGACCCAGTTGGTGTTTAAGAGTCCTGTTGCGCGATACCAGACAAGGTTGGTGGTATCCAAACAGAATTCACCAACTCGGGCGGGCGTGACGTTCGATGAAGGGTTCCCCGCGTATGACGCATACCCGCCGCCGAATGCGAGAGCCGCCAGAACGTCGCCAAGTGCTTTTTGGTCCCCACGGCGCGCGGCGGTGGCGAGTTGCTGCATTGTGGCTTTTGAAAGGGTCGCTGCCATGATTCTACTCCGTGTTCCTTCGTTTCGAGGAGAGCTTCACCGGGCTCCACGAATGTCCCGGCTGGCCCTTTTATTGGTGGCCGCCGGCGTGTTTTGCCGGCGGCCACAATTGCCGAGAACGGCCTACCAGACCGTTTCTTGGTCCACGCCGTCAACCAACGCAGGCTGGCTCATGCCCGGAGAGTTCTGGAATGCGATGTAGCCCAGCAACTCCGTATTGACGCTGATTGTAGAGCCGATGGTGAAGCCTTTGGCTTCCGGCGGCGAGGCCGATGAACTGCCGGCGTAGCCGAGAATGCCGTCATTGATGGTCGTGACGGTGGCCGCAGCTTCGATGTTGACGCCGAACTCGACCTGAACAACGACGGTGATATCGTCGTCGGCGGCGTCCGCTGTGCCCGGCTCGCTTGCGTAAACCTGACAGTTTTCCGACTGGAAGGTGCCGGTGACTTGCTCCACATCGCAAATCAGCCACCCGGTAGTGGCGGTGTCCAGGATCAACTCGCCGATCTGAGCTTTCGCTTTTGAGGTTATCCCCTTGATCCAGGCACCCTTTTTGATGCCAGAGGACGCCGCCGCCGTCATCGACGTGAAGGCGATCACCTTCTTGACGATGTGAACGGAGACTTTTTCCGTCGAACCCGAACTCGGGTTGAACAGAATGACCGCATCAGGAACAAACCCAATTTCGACATTGAGCGCCGCCCCTGTGCCGTGAATGTAACCACTGCGTACTGGCATGGTTCTATCCTTTTCCTAGGGCGGGCTCACCAGCCCGCCCGTTGTTGTCGTGCCGGCCTACAGGTCGGTGGCTGCGCTTTCGAGCCGTGCAATCCAGTTCTGATTGAGGATGACGCAAGTGTAATACGTCTTCCACGAAACATACCCGCGCTGACCGAGTGGATCGCTTCCGCTGGGTGTGTTGGGGTTGATGACCATCGGGGTGATCGCGCGTTTGCCCTTGAGCGGGATCAGCCCGTAGGCTTCCTTCGACACGTACAGGATCGGATAAACGTCGGCACTGGTCCCGGTCGTGGAAACCATGTTAGTGCCTGAACCACCCTTGGCCCCGCCGCCGTCTGCCCACGGACTTAGTTCCGGGCTCAGAACATAGCGACAGTCCTCGACGGCGCCGATTTCCTCGGGACAAACAACACTGCGCGAACCGTACTGGGCCGTCGGAATGAAGCCCGGAAGACCGCGGATGTCGCTCTCCATGTCCGTATGCGCGATAGCGATGAACGACGCCTCGATCGCTTGCGTGGCATACGACGGACTTGGCCCCAGGATACTCGTGAGCTTGCGAGCTTTCTGGGCTTTGAGGCTGCGGGTGATGCCCCGCTGCTTGTTGAGGGTGATCGGCGTGTTGACGCTGGTCCGAGCGGTCCCGTTCGTATAGCTGACGGTGGTCCCGGCCTTGATGACGCCGAATGTCACCATTTCCACGGTCAAGGCGGCTTGCTCGCCGGCCAGCATCGCGGCGTCCTTGAGCACAGGGTCTTCGGCAAGGTCCTGCACAACATCCGTGATTTCGATGGGCTTGCCGTACTGTTTCAGCGTGGCGCTAACGTCTTCGTACGCCATCTTCTGAGCGGTCGGCGTGACACCTTCGACGAGCGGAGTGTCCGCGACGGTGAAGGGGATCGGCCGCCGGAACTTGACCATATTGGCCTTGTTCCGTGGCATTTCTTTTGGGGTGCCAAATTTTTGCAGCACCAAGATCGGTTCGGCGTGCCGGAGCATCACCGTGGCGGCCCACGCAGCGGTGCGCTGGCTGATCACGCCATAGGTCGTTGTTCCATCGGCCATGACGAGCAAATCCTTCGTCTAGGCGCGATCACGTCCCCTGTGCTGCGTAATGTTCGAAGGCCGAGTCGAATTCCTCGGGGGGGCCAGACGGTGCGCCCGGTCCCTTAGATGGAACGGATACGTTGCCTTCAAGACGGCGCTGGGAATCACGATCACGCTTGTTGGGTTCGCCACCTTTATCTGTGGTGGCGGGCGAATTGGTTTGCGACCCAGGTGAAGGAGTTGCGGGTACGGGCGGAGTGTAGCCGTCGGAGGCTTTGTAAAGGGACACAAGATGTGCCGATTCAAGGCCGTCAACGACTTGCTCGGCATTACGATTTAGCATCTGTTGAATGAAAGCCGGCTGCGTGCCGACCCATTGAACAAACGCCTCATCGTCCGTAACGGATTCCCAGTCCGAGTGCTCGGCTGCTACGATACGAATCTGCGCGTCAGAAACTTCGTTGCGCCGTTCAACGCTGAACGTGGCAAGTTCTTTTTTGAGCGCAATATTCTCCGTCTCGAAGCCCTCAAGGACTTTTTCCAACGGAGCGGCTAATTCGGGCAATTCCGCTTTCACGGCCTTCCAGTCGCCGCTTCTTAATACGCCGGCCAACACGCCGTCGGCGGGCGCTGCGTCTGGTTTTTGAGCGGCAGCGTCACGGTTGGTGGATTCAAGTTCGGCTATGCGGCGAGCGTCTGCTGCGGCACGGCCTCGGTCTGATCGATATCTGTGGGCGTCAGCTTCGGCGGCCCCGAAGGCGGCCTTTTGTTCAGGGGTGGCGTCAGCCCAAATGTCCACCGCTGGTGTTGGTTCTGTCGCCTGCGAGGGTCCGGTTCCCTCCGGCTCTGCTTTTTTGGCAGAAGGTTCGTCACCCGTCGCGGGTGAATCAGGTTCAGGCAAAGGATCGGCTGGTGGTGTTTCATCACCAGCAAATGTATCAAACGATTTATCAAACTCTGCGGTATCGTCCGGTGTGGTTGGCACAGCGCCGCTCGGCGTCTCGGGAGTTGTTACAGGCTCCGTCACGGCTTTGTCCGCCTGCTTCTCGGTCGCTGGCTTGACTTCTCCTGCCATAGCTATCCTATATCCGTGCCCATGCCGTACCCTGTTTCACCATAAGATAATGGCGCTTGTGGGTCGGTATCCGGCAGGGCTAAAAGCTCGTTCAATATCTTAATAGTTGCCCGGTGCGCCTCCGTCAAGGGCAAATCCGTGTGAGGCACTTCGAGCGCAGCCCTGTGATGTTCCAACTGCGATTTCGCCCATTCCTCGACGATACGCCAATCCCTGGACGTTTTGTTGATGGCTGTCATCTTGTTAGCCTCGCGCGGGCGGGCGAGTCGATTTCATTCCACACATTGGCAACCCAATTGATGATCTTCAGAAGTCGCACGGGCTGCGATGTGACGGCCGTCGGGAGGGTGTCAGGCGCGGCGCCACTTTCTCGCGCTACCTTCTGGCAAGTTTCCAGAAACGCTGTCACACCGCCCCTCCGCTCGGTTGCTCTGGATTCTTCTCCGCCATCGCCACATCAACGGCCAGCTTGCGCTCGTCGCTTTGCGTCTTTATCAGAACCGCCTTGAGTTTCGCTGTAAGCTGATCGATGGTCATGTTCTTTTTTTCGGCCAGCGATATTAACGCAGTCTCCTGGTTGATTGTCGCGATCTGAATCCGCGCATTCGATTCGGTTTGGGAGATGTTCAGTTGGGCAGCCAATTTCTCCATCTCGGGATCGGTTTCCTTCGGCTGCGACTCTCGTTCTTGCTTCTCGATTTCCAACTCGGGATCGGATTTAACAATTTCGTCGGCCGGCATCATGTGCGCTTGTATGAGCTTGCGATACATGCTTGGCGTTTTTGTCAGCGGCCCGAGAACTGGGTGGTTGCTGAAATTCATGGCAATCGTCATGAGGTTTTGTGCTTGCAATTCTCTAACCAATAAGACCGACGACCCTCTCGCGTCTACCTCGAAATCGCCCTTAATCATCTCCTTTCTACTGAAAGCCATATTCCAATCATATGCGCGCCTAATGTTTGGTGTCGTCATATGGTCGTCAAAATTCTTTACCACGCGCCGGAACACGACATTGACCGAGTTCATTAAAATTGACATGCCCTGCGCCGTTTGCCGGGGCGCAGACCCTTGTTCACCTTGCGCTATCATCGGCATATTGGTTTCATCGTCGGCGAATTGTTGCGCCATTTTGATGATGTTGGCTAATTCGCTTTGACGACTATCAATATGGAACGCCTCGAATGCCGGCGTGGGGAAGGGAAGGTTTTTCGTACGCAACCAGATTTTCCGGGGCTCCAAATCCCACTGGCCGTTTACCGGCTCAACAAGCTCGCGGTTGATAACCACTTGGGGGCCAACGCTTAACCCGGCATTGTCCATGGTCATGCGCCAACCGGCATTCATCGCAGCCTGCGAATCACGCAAGAGATATGGAACGCCAAACCCGAAAATGTTCGTGTCGTCTCCCTCGAAACAAAAGACGCTATAGATGCTATCGCCTGTTTCCAGAAGCGGCGGCCCATATTTCAACAGGCGCCCACCCGAAAACCAGATCACTACGTCTTGTTCTTCGAGCGGGTCAACGTCCTCCAGATCGTGAAGAACATCATCCTGCGCCTGCCCGGTAAGGTGGGCGAGGGCAATAGCGCGTAGTTCCTGCGGCTCGATCGGGCCGTGGTATTCCCAAACATGGTACTTGTCGCCAATAGTGGGTTGGGCAGCGCCTGTAATGTCCCGAAGTTTGGTTATATAGTCTGGAATCTGATCCGCAGGGCTCCCCCGCAGTAGGTCTCGAATTTCACCTTTGTCGAAGCCCGGTTTTTGCGCCAATTTACGCAATTGCTTTGGCGTCATAAGGTGACGCTCGAAATCAAATTCTTTTTCATCGGCGTTTAGCGCCGACATATCGGGAAAATAATTAAACGGATCAACCCTTTCCCAATCCGGCCGCGCGTCGGTAATTTCCGACAAACGCCACACCCTTTTTGGCTCGCCCTCAGCTAATTGAATTACATCCCCATCGTCACCAACCTCGTTGGCCTGTTCGTATTTCCGCCGGAGACTGTTTGCAACGACGGGGCCTTTAATAATTCCACACCCCACCTTACAGGCGTCGTGGATCACGCGGCGACATTTGATATTATATTTTGCTTCCGTCAGTTGGTCCTTGATTTCCGCGTGCATGGATTTCGCGCGTGCGTTGGCCAGCCTCATAAGCTCCTTGAGTTTATTGGCGTCGTCGCTGCCGGGTTCAATTAGATCGGTGGCACCCATAAGTTCGGGCACCGGCGTTGGTTTAATGCCCCAGTTGTCGTCATCGGTTGGGAAAAGCATGTCGGAAAGACGCGCTTCCCACGAATGGGTTTTGGCGCGCGTCTCGTTTATGAATAGGCGGGATTTCTTTTCGTCGGCCAGCGAGGTTTCTACGTCGGGCTCATAACGGCCATGATATTGCCGGAGGTCTTTGACCCACCGATCTTCTATCTGCGTCTTTTTGGATATTTGTTCCGCAGCCAGCCTGTCTAGCCGGCCCACCATAACCGCAACCTGTGCTCGTTGCGCCCTGACCTGTGCCGCTTGAGCGGCGGGATCGTAGGTTGCGTCTGCTGTTGCGGTTGCCATCCTTAATACCCAGTTTTGGTCAACCTTGCGGACAACGACACGGGGCGACGGAATATATCCGGCGGCTTCGTGATCGCCATTGCAATCCCTGATATCACAAGAAAGCGTGTCCCGTCCATCAAATGATCATGCACCTTGACGACCTTGCCTTCCGGCGAGCGCCGATAGATACGGTACTCCGCCTGCCAATTTCTCATTGACCTGAATACGCGCAACCGACCTGTGGCCAAGCGATCCCAAACCGCGTGGATTCCGGCGCTGGCACTTTTTTCGGCGAGCGTCAGATTGAGACCGAGTTCCTGGTATTCGATTATCAGCCGCCGGCCGTCGCGTTGTGATGACCCGCGCGCCGCTGGATCAATCACGCCGGGTATCCAAGCCCCACGGGCCTTGATCGCTGTTGCGTGGATCGACGGTTCGGCGTGTGCCCGGTAATGCTCTGTGTACAGGAAAAGGGTGTCCGAGTCCGAATCCATCGCTCCCCAGACTGCGGCCGTACGATTCCAGCCTACATCAAGGCCATAAGCCCGCCGCCAGTGTTGTGGAATCGGAAATGGGTCTACAAGAACCTCATCGAGCGGGATCGGGTAGATCGAGCCCGCGCCCATCGACGGAACGCCTTCTTCGACCGCCGAGAGCAAATGTGCCTCGGTCGAAGCGCGAAGCTCTTGTTTATCCTTTTCGTTGAGATGGGGAACGTCGTTTAACTAATGCCAGCTTGCTTGCACGAGGTACTTTGACGGCGAAACTTCAGGCATCGCCGCCCCCGTGACAAGCAAAGCTGGGCATCCGCGCCCCCTTCTTCATGTTCTCGGTTGCTGAAAGAATTTGTAGGTTTTTGGCTACGTGTTTTCCTCCGCGCGAAATTGGGATGATATGGTCAACGTGCCGTTTGATGCCGTCTTGTTTCTCAAGCTGCGCCGCTTGGGCATATATATTTTTGACAGCTAGGCGATCCTCGCGGTGAGGCGACATGCTTAGGCGAGCCCGTGCCGACCGCATCCGCTGATTTTTTGCCTTTACTCGACGACCATGTTCCGTGGCTCTGTAGGCCACATCCTCCGCTTTGACCACTTCCGGCCCGACCCGTTCCCTGCGTTTGCGTGAATACGCTGCATCAAGCCCAGGGTGAGCCGCCGATCGCTCCTTGCGGCGTTCGCGAGCACACGGCCTGCATCGCGATTCGTATCGTGTTTTCCGTTTGCCCTGTCGGGTC